ATTTTATAAAAGTTTATTACCAAATCACTCAGATTTGAAGAAATGTATCTTTTCTATCCCTCAGTTAATGTATCTGAGTATATAGACATACTACTAATTGTAGTAACCTTGTCTGCCACATACTACTGTGGTTATGTAATCTTTACACTTGTCACCCGTATCTATAAGTGCCGACATATCATGATGTCATATTTTCGTGAAGCTATCGGTATTGATATGAGTTCGAGGATTATCACATTGACATCTAGCCGTGTCAAACCATCGTTAAGACAAGTATTTAAAGATTCTGACGTCGAAAATATGGTTAGCCATTCATTTATGCGCAACCATAGTCATCCAGACGCAGCCAAATTGCGCTGTTATGCTAATACCGCCATGAGTAACCTAATCACTGCTTTAGGGTTCAAGGAGTATTCAGTATCGCGCAGCTCATCTGAAGAACGGGTGGGTGTTGAGGGCACACGTCTATATTATCACGCTAAAGATCTACAAATGCGCGTGACTGATGACAAATTAACGTCCAAACATATTATCAAGATGACCGATGTTGATTATTATGTACCAATTCATCAATATCTCACTGGCAACAATTTATTGTTGTATACATTTACACCTTACAATGTAGCTGGTGCCGGTACAGATTATACTTATCGTGTCATTAATGGTGATAATATTGATATGCATGTCAACGGTGGGGGACATTACACCCACCAGTTATGGGATTATGAAACCGACCATGCCATGATTGATCATTGGTGGGGTTCTTGCTTTTACTTAGTTGAGAGCAAGTCCTTATCAGATGACCGTAAGATCATCTTTTTCAATCACATACGTACCATTTATGGGCCACTTGCGTGGCTTATACCCGGATTTCGCATACATAGGAAACGTTTGTGTTATGGTAATGTTAGCTATATTAAATCAATGCAACAGTGAATAAAATATCCACAGTTATGCATTCATTTGCTAACGTTATGGACAACACTTGCGCGACTATTACCGATAAGCAATTGATAGCTATCCGATCGCGACTACATCATAGTAAAACTCCTACTATGTCTGATGTTGAGCGAATAATACGTATGGATGTACAAACTGATGCTCATATCATAGCTGGCATTCTGTTTGAAGTATTCACCAACCCAGATCTTGGTTTGAATCTTTATTTGCAGTTAAATCATCCCGTAACGAAATTGGAACGAGGTAATAACCAATATACACCTTTGGGTAACCTCGTGACAGAGGATGGCACTGCTGCTATAAGGAAAATAACGGAACCTTATATGTTAGATGCTGCTCATCCCACCCGATCAGAAAATAGTGATCGGTCATGCATAACTGGACGCATCCTCGACGTCAAAAATCCCGTAAAATCCGTGCCCCCATTTTACCATCAGTGCTTGCTAGAGTTCGCTAAATTTTTAGTACCTGACCACCTCGCTAACACTTTAGTGCCACAGGATTTTTCATTTATGAAAGAACAATGGAAAAGACCTGCACAACGTGCACTATTAGAGCGAGTTAAGCATGTCCTATTCTTTACCAAACCCTGGGCGGTTAAATCATTTCAAAAGGCTGAATCTTATGCTAAAATCACACACCCGCGCAATATATCTACATTGCCTACTGGTTTTAACGCTAGGTTGGGTCAATTCATTTACCCTTATTCAGAATTTGTTATGAAGAACGCTCACTGGTATGCTTTTGGACGCGCTCCCGCTGAGGTCGGCAGAGTACTTATGCGTAAAGCAGAGGGTACGCATGCAGCTATTGTTGATGACACCACACGACTAGATGGTAGTTGTGGTATATTTCACCATCTGATCAACAAAACATGCATTTTGCGAGCCTTCTCCGAGGAGTATAAGGGCGAAGTTTCATCCCTGCTCGATCGTGAGGCACATGCACACGGATTTACAAGTTTTGGTTTACACTATACTGCCGATTTTAACACTCTTAGCGGTAGTTCTGATACCAGTTGTAAGAATTCCACCACCACTGCATTTTTACATTACTTAGAACGTCGTATAGCCGGCTTACAGCCCAAAGCCGCCTATGCAGCACTAGGAATTTATGGAGGTGATGATGGGGTCACATTTGACTGTGATCAACAACTTTTATCAAAAGTGTATGCAAAAACGGGATTATTGGTTAAGACTGACCTTGTACATACGGGTTCACCTGTACCATTTTTGGGAAGATACTTTGTGGACCCCTGGACGTGCCCCAATAGTGTTGCTGATGTTCCACGGCAGTTGCGTAAATTACATCTCACAGCTACCCCAGCAACCGTACCAAGAGATATGATACTCCTTCGTAAGGCGGAGGCAATCATGGTGACAGATCCTGAAACACCTATTCTGTCTACTTGGGCACGTAAGGTCATCGAGTTCACACATCATATTGATGTACGAGCGGTCGAACGTGTGGATCACCTAATTGCTAGAGATCTGAGCTATTGGTCCAAATTCGAGGATCCATTCCCCCCATGCGACAACAAAGAACTAGTCAATAGTGTTGTCAAAAGCATGTTTAAGGAAGGCATTGTCGAGAAGTTGGAACAGCACCTCAAGGAAGCTAAGAAACTAGAGGATCTACCGTTGCTTGTCGATGACACTCCCCCCAAGGTCGACATCAATGCAGTTGTCAATGGTTTAGTAGTAGTAACTAAGCCATCGGTCTCACACCAAGACAAAATTAAAGCGAATGCCCAATCAGGTAGTAAGATCAAATCTACCGGCAAAGCTTTATCTACTATTGTTAAACATCCTAAATACTCGGCACAATCAAAGATCCCAGTATTCAATAGTAAAGGCAAGGTTACCACATCCACAGAGCAAATGGGTAAAACAAAAGAGCTCTGTAGGAACGTTATTCAATACGGCACATGTCCACGTCGACGCTGTAGGTTCTTCCATCCCAAAACTACAGTTACACCAGTGGATCACAAGCGTCCCGTCGCCGGCTCACGCCGGTCCAAATTCCGCAAACCACCTGCGGTGAATAACGTCTAATGTCTATAACGGCTATGGAAGCCGTAATCATTATTTTGTTGTAGTGCTATCATCACCCATTTTGATGGCCGCAAACGATAAAACACATCAGTCTAGTTTTAGCAAATATGCCAAAATATGTTAGCAGCAAAAAGAAGAAGAACACTAAAAGATCGCGCAAGAACCCTACTAAGAACAATCGGGTCATGCCTAGTTTATCTTCTCCTGTGTCTACGTTCAACGATTCAGCGAACCGCTTATTGCGGTCTAAAAACAGCAAGTCTAACAAGCGATGCTCTACGAACACTTTACTATCTCCCTATATTCACTGCCGCACTAATCCTTTCTGTACATCTACTTCGACAGGAATACCAGATGGTTCAAGTGTCAGAAGACTCGTTTTTGACCACCGTTCGCGATCTGTTGTCCAATGTAACGGAACAGGTTTACTCGATATTCAATTCATCCCTGCAATACCCAACGGGGCCTTATACCGCAGTGCGTCCACTTCTACCACAGCACAATGGATCGTTGATGGTCGGAACATCATAGATCCTAATATTGTAACAGGATCAGCTGTGTCAACTGCTGGAGGTTCTATTGGGTGGGTTCAAGGTAACTTTTACCCAGAGTATAATGCACTCCAATTGCAGGACCCTAACGCTAACAATGCCACCAACAATCCAATACCAGCATCACGTGCACGTGTTGTTTCAATGGGTTGGAAAATTTCCTACATCGGCCAACCCATGCAGGCATCTGGTTATTATTATGCTACACGTCAGCCCACTGATCTCATTGGAGCGCCCATGCTCAACAACGACCCCGTACTCGTTTATCCGACAGGTGCAGTTGTTTCTCAAACAACTTACGCCGCTGATGCTTGCTATATGCAGTTCATTAATTCTACTGAACCTGCAGGCGCAGCCACGCAAACCCAAACTTCCGATCGCATTGACGTCGGTTGTACCGGTGTTTTACGTGCAAACGCTGCACCCGAGTATAAGGTCGTGCCTAAACAGAACTATTTCCTTGTTCCGCAAATTGCTGCAAGTAGCATTAATTTGCCGTCCATGATTGATTCTGTCTCAGGTGCATGCTATGGCAGCATACGGTTTTGGGATGATCGATTTGACCCCACTACCGTACGCATACAGGGTATGACGTCAGGTACAAGCTTGCTGGTCGAAACAGTACTTTGCATAGAATACGAAGTTGACACCAACTCTATTTTATCACGTATTGCCGAACCATCAGCACCCGCTCGGCCACTTGAAGTGAATATGGTCGAGAAAGTATTGTCGCAGCAACCAATCAGTGAAAAATTGGTTGACATCGACAAACCTTTTAACGCAGCAAGAAACGCTATTACTAAAGCGACCAAACTTGCACGTTTTGTACCTGGGCCCGTCGGTGCTGTTGCCAGCACTGTCGATTCACTTATTGATTTGTTTTCTGACCTGTGATTTTTATTAAATAATTGTTTTAGTTGATAACTCGAC